GTCATGTCGCCTTCAACGTGGTTAGGAAAATCAACTTCAGGACCCCGTAGTTATATGCAGGGAAACATGGCAACTGATGTGGCAACATTACCCGTTGAACTTTTTGATAGAGATCCTAATGAAATAGAGGATTTCTTTACGCCGACACAACGAAGCATGGGCGGCGGTATAACCAGTCTCTCGATAGGACGCTGATATGGCAGAAAAACTCCCCCCTGTTTCCCTGATTGAACGTGAAGGCATGGAGATCGACCCGGAACAAAGAGATGCGGTCGAGGCTGAAGCACTTCTTAGTGGACTGGATTTGCCAGTTGAGGTTCAACCGGAAGGCGGCATTCAGGTTGATGAGATTGAAATCATAGAAGAGGAAGACGGTGGTGTAACACTGGACTTCGACCCGGGGGCCGAGGCTCGCGGATCAGGGGATTTTTACGGCAATCTTACTGAAGACATGGAGGATCGGGAGTTAGGTTCCATTGCCAGTGATTTGATGGCGGAGTATGACTCTAATAAAGCGTCCCGTTCCGAGTGGGAAGACGCTTATTCCAAGGGTCTTGAGTTACTGGGTTTTAATTACGAGGATCGCACGAATCCGTTTAAGGGTGCTACCGGGGTTACGCATCCGATTCTTGCAGAAGCGGCGGTGCAGTTTCAGGCACAGGCGTTTAATGAGTTATTGCCTTCTGATGGGCCGGTCAGGACAGTAGTTTTAGGCGCGCCCACCCATGAGAAGGAGGAGCAGGCGCAGCGTGTCCGGGAGTTTATGAACTATTACATTATGAATGTAATGGAGGAGTACACGCCGGAGTTCGATCAGATGTTGTTTCATTTACCGCTGGCGGGCTCCACTTTCAAGAAGGTCTATTATGATGATGGCCTGGACCGTGCGGTTTCCAAGTTTATTCCGGCGGAAAACCTGATTGTTCCGTATGAAGCGAATGATTTAGAGACGTGCCCTAACATTACGCACGTTGTTCGCATGTCTCTCAATGATTTGCGTAAGAAGCAGATTTCGGGTTTTTACCGGGACATTCCGGTGCTACCGGCACAGGAAGAGACGGACAGTATTTCACAGGAAGTGGATCACATTTCAGGGGTCGAGCCGTCTAACATTGATTATGACTGCACATTGCTTGAGTGCCACGTGGATCTGGACCTGCCCGGATATGAAGAAACGGATGAAGCGGGCGAATCCACGGGGATCAAGATTCCGTATGTGGTCACGATCAGTGAGGACAATGGGCAGATACTGTCCATTCGCCGTAACTATCAGGAAGATGACGAGCTTAAACGCAAGACTCAATACTTTATTCACTACAAGTTCCTGCCCGGGTTTGGTTTTTACGGGCTGGGGCTTATTCACACAATAGGTGGATTGTCCCGTACCGCGACGGCGGCGCTGCGGCAGTTGATAGATGCCGGGACGCTGAATAATCTTCCTGCAGGGTTCAAGGCTCGCGGACTGCGGATCAGGGACGATGATGATCCGTTACAGCCGGGTGAATTCAGGGACGTGGACGCCCCGGGCGGCGCGATCCGTGACAGCCTGATGCCGTTGCCGTTCAAGGGACCTGATCCCACGTTGTTCCAGTTGCTCGGGTTTGTGGTGGACGCGGCACAGCGGTTTGCCACGATTACGGATCTGAAGGTCGGGGACGGTAATCAGCAGGCGGCGGTCGGAACGACAATCGCCATGCTGGAGCAGGGCACGCGGGTAATGAGCGCGATCCACAAGCGGTTGCACTATGCCATGCGGGTGGAATTCAGGCTCCTTGCCAGGGTCATGGCAGATTATTTACCGGATGATTACCCCTATACCGTGGCGGGGGCGGATCAGTCGGTGCGGAGCCGGGACTTTGATGATCGCGTGGATGTCGTGCCGGTATCCAACCCCAACATTTTCTCTCAGGCGCAGCGCATTACATTAGCTCAGACTGAGCTGCAGTTGGCTATGCAGGCACCTGAGATACATAACATTCCCGAGGTTTACCGGCGCATGTATGAGTCGCTGGGCGTCAGGGACATAGATAAGATTCTGGCACCGCAGGCCAGTGACCAGGCCGAGCCCCGTGATCCGGCGCAGGAGAACATTGACGCTATGGAGGGAGTGCCGTTAGAGGCTTTCCCTGGTCAAGATCATCAGGCGCACATCATGGCGCATTTGGTTTTTGGTTCTTCCCCGATGATCTCCCAGATGCCAAAAGTAGCGATGGACATGCAAAAACACATCATAGAACACGTTCAGGTACAGGCCGAAGAGCAGGCCGAGGTAGCGATGCAGCAGCAGGCGATGCAGCAGCCCCCCATGAACGGAGCTGGCATGGAGGGTATGCCGATGCCGCCCGGGGCGGCCATGAATGGTATGACCCCTCCGGAAATGGCGGGTATTCCGCAAATGGCTCCGGAAGGTATGATGCCGCCTGAGCAGATGATGCAGGGAGGAGGGGAGGTCGAAATGCCACCAAAAAGTATGGAATTTGAGGCAATTAAAGCGCAGCTTATTGCACAGGGGATGCAACAGACTAAGGCTCTCAGCCAGCAAATAGCGGGTGTTGGTCAGGAACCACCCGATCCGCTCATTGGTCTGAAGCAGCAGGAGCTGGCTATTAAGGATCAACAGGTGAAGGGTAATCTGGCACAGGATCAGCAGGAACTTGAGCTGAATCGTCAGCGCATGGATCAAAAATCCACGGAGTTCCAGCAACGCATTGCTAGTCAGGAAAAACAAACTGCTGCGCGTATTCAATCGGCGGAAGACCGTGAACGGATGAAACAGAGGGGTAGTTAGTTATGAGCAAAGTACACATTATCAGTGGTCCGGGAGAGGACGCTCCCAAGCCTGTAGGTAAGGCCGTTATTAAGGGACAGGGCTCTGTGCCTTATGTAAGCCCGAAAGAATCACCGGGGCCTGATACAGCAAAGGGGATTATGGTTACGGGCAAGAAAAAAGGTATGCGTGGCGCGCTCCGGGGTGGACGGTATAAGAGCTGCTGAAATGCCTTTAAGAAAAGGGCGTGGCCGAAAAACGATCAGTCGGAACATCAGCACTCTGGTCCGTGAAGGTAGGCCACAGAAGCAGGCAATAGCTATCGCTTTAGACAAGTCCCGAAAAAAACGCGGGGGTGCTGTCAGGCGGAAGAAGCCCAAATGAGATTAAGCATCCTTTTAGGGGTTTCACTGGCTGCATCCGTGGCCGGTTCTTACTTTTATATCAACATGCAGAAGGCTCAGATAGCGCAGCTTCAGGTGGAACTTCAGACTGCGGTTAACAACCAGCAGGTACTGGAAAGCACGATTGCTCAACAGAACACGCAGATGCAGGAGCAGCTAGAGAATCAGAGGCAGAATCAGGTGCGTATAGCAGAGCTTTCAGAGATGAATGATGAAGCGCGTCAGGAAGTCACTGAAATGCGTAACACGTTCGCCCGCCACGATATGAACTCATTGGCGATAGCCCGTCCTGAGTCCATCCAGCGAATTATCAATACTGGCACATCCAGGGTACATGCGCAGTTCGTTGACTTAACTAATCCGGGTCAGTTCGATGAAACTCCTGCTGCTGAGTAGTATCGTAGTCCTCAGTGGTTGCTCAACCCTGGGCAACCTGTTCAGCAGTCCTCCGGCAGTTCCAGTTGTTGCTCCGGTTGAGATCATCACGATTACGGAACCCGCCCCTATGTATCACCCGCCACTGCCTGAAGGTGTTTCACCCGCTGAAGTTGAGTGGATCGTCCTGAACCCTTCTGTGATGCGTGAGTACATTGAAAACTATGATGAGGGTAATGCTCCAGCCGTTGCTTATTATGGGTTAACTTCGCAAGCCTATGAAAATCTTGCCAATAACCTGACTGATATAAGACGATATATCAGGCAGACATTGAATATAATTCAATACTATAGAGAAAATGATCCGACACGAAATGAAGAAGAATAAGCCTTGTTTGTATTATTAGAGGAGGAGAATATGGATGAGCCGATTAAGAAAAAAGTCGATCTTGAACTGGATATTCATCCTAACAATCTTGGCGTTAATCCTTTTCACCGCTGGATACATCTGGCTAGAACTGTTGATGCTTGGCGTATCTTCCCCCGGATTTTTGTAGGGGTATAT